TAATTATATCCATTTTGGCCGGCCTGATTAACTAATTGTGCTCCGCCAACACCATAAAAACTATTTCCACCTGGTCCGCCTAGGCCGATAAGATTAGCACCAAATGATAGACCTAAGGTTCCTTCATTACCATTGACTACCAATTGTCCAACACCAGATCCACCACCTGCGCCAAAAACACCAAAACCAAATGATGCGCTCGCAGAAGCACCTAAACCACCGCTTCCTCCATCGGCTTCGACAAGAATACCTAAACTAGAAGCTGACCCGTTAGCACCGTTATTATTTCCAGCCGCACCACCAGAACCTCCAGTTCCAATAGTCACCGCCTGAGATGCACCAATAGTTGCCGCAGATAAAACAGATTTTGCATAAGCTCCTCCACCCCCGCCTCCCGCGGCTGCAGATGAGCCTGCGGCAGAAGTAACACCACCACCACCTCCTCCTCCGCCAACACATTCCACGATACAATGAGACATTCCAGGGGTTGGTGTATATGTTCCATTAGAAGTAAATGTTTGAACATTTATTGTAGAGATACCTGGAGGAGTTAATGGAAATGACTGCCCAAATGTTTGGGCGCTGTCGGAACCGCTTCTTGTTTTTGAATAATAGTAATTATTGCCACTTCCCCCAGTTAATAAAGAACCATTAATAATTTCTGCATTAATATAAACATTACCATTTTGAGCATTATATACAGCAGCACCCGCTGTTCCATCCATAAATTCGACATTAAGATATATATTGCCTGATCCAAATCCCCCTGGAACATTTAAACAACTTCCACTTCCTATAATTATATCTTTGAATGTAATAGAAGGATTAGAGGATGCAGTTTGGCATGTTATTGCATCACCTGATGAAGGTGATAATCTTGCATTGGGAGCATATATGTTAAATATAGTTGTCATTGTTATATTTTCGTTATAACTATTGCTATCCAAACATATAATTGTACATCCAGCATGGGAAGCAGCAAGTGTTATTGCTGCTCCAAATGTTCTCAAGGGACTACCATAACTTCCACTATTGGCATCGTTTCCGATAGCTCCAGATACGTAGATCTGAACTTTATTAAATGGTCCATTATTAACCATATTATTAAATTTAAGCGTTGCCATGATAATTTCCTTTGGTTATGCTATTTTTTCCCAGCATGCAGTAATTGTAATTGAGCCTGCCGTATAATCTGTCGTTCCGCCTTGATAGTGAACCTGCAAATTATATGGAGGAGTAGTAGGAGTCGCAATAGATGCCGAGGCAGGAAATGGAAGATTTACAGGATCTCCCCATCTGGCATTTACAAGGGCCTGCAATGTCACAGCAGGAATAATAGAATATGATGTTACTCCATCATATATTTCTAAATTTCTATCCCCACCAGAAAAGTTTGTTCCCTGAGAATTTATATAAATCTCCCTAACCCTAAATGTTCCTGCAAAGTTATTAAATAATATACTGAAGCTAGCTCCAGAAGCAATAGCATTGTAAGGGACTGCTGTATCAGACCAAATAACGTTTGCATTGTTTTCTACTTGAGCTAGCGAAGAACCCAGCAGAGAAATATTGCTCACAAATGTATGTGGCAATGCAAATGTTGTGCCAACATTTGATGCTTGGTTTGTTAATGTGGTGTTGACATTAGCAGTATTTGATGTTGATTGAACAACTAACGAACCTGTTGAACCAGAGGCAGGATATGAAACAAATGACCCAGCATTGCCAGCAGAATCACCTGCATAAACATTACCATGAAATGCTTGAATATAACCTGTGCCAGTAGTTGCAAAGTTTCCTGCAGTTGTAATGTCACTTACGGCCGTGATGCCTCCGGTAGATGCTGCTGCACCTGTGGAAAATCCGAACATAGTACCTACGTTAAGTGGAGGTGTTCCCAAGCATGTATAATTAATTCCTCCAGTATTTGAAATAACAGATGCATTAAAATAAACAGTATTTACGATCAATGAACCTGAATTAGAAATATTTCCAACAAGATTATTTGCGCAAGCTAAATTTAATCCGCCATTGCTAATGGTAATAGAATTGCCGCCACCTCTTACACTAAGATTAGCAACATTGACCAAAACTGTCCCATGACCATCAACGAGATTAATTGTTAAAGTATCGCCACTCGACGCCTCTAAAGTCGCATAAGGACCATTAATACATATAAAATCGGTTAGAGTGACATTTTCATCATAAGTCCCGCCATCTAATATATTTATGGTTACATATTCACTAGGAGTACCCGCTAATGCAACTGCGGCATTAAGAGTCCGTAAAGGAGCCCCATAACTTCCGGAATTAGAATCATTTCCTGCTGTTTGCGAAACAAATATCTGGGTCCCATTAAAGGCCCCATTGTTGATCATGTTATTAAATCTAGGACTTGCCATTTTAATCTCCTTAAGCTATAGATAAACCAGTAGAGTATACATAGTTAACTTGCCAAGTTGTATTTGGAACAAGGCACGATACTTCCAGCAAATCATTAGCTGCTGCAGAAGTTAATGAACCACCTGTTGAAGTTGGAGATGTACCAAGATTAATAGTTTGACCACCATTAGCTTGTAAAGTCCAGCCACCCGCACCTTGGCCATATACACGAACGGTATCGCCCAATGCACATGTTGCAGGCAATAAAACAGTTGTTTGAGCGGCATTTTGACAAACATAAGCATTACCTGCTACAGCAGTCTGAGAAGTTCCAGCGACTGGAATAAAAGGCAATCCACCGCCTGCAGGTGGTTGTAAACTTAGTACGCCGGCACCATTAGTAGTAACTACATAACCTGATGGGGCGTCTGCTGTAGGGTAACTTAAACCATCTGAAACAAAATCATTAACAGTAAAGGTAGGAGCAGTTGATCCATCTGGGTTTAAGCCTATAATAGTTCCTGTATTAGTACCTGATCTAAATTGAACAATATAACGAATATTTCCTACTACTGCGTTCAAGTTACCAAGCAATGCAGGGCCGGCAATAGTAATCGTTCCGCCAGCACTCGTAGTCACATTTCCTATAATTGAACCAGTTATTGATAATGCTGTTGTTCCAGTAGAATTTATAGCATTTTGACCTACAGGTGCTTCAATAAAGGCAAATACAATCCCTGTGTTAGAAGCTGATGAAGTTAATGTAATTACATCGCCTGAAGTTGGCGCAATAGTCGCACCCGGTGCAAATATACTAATATTGCTATTAGCAATAGTAATATTTTCTTGGTATGTAGCCGCATCATTACATATGATAACTAAACGCTCAGATGGAGATCCAGCTGCTGTGATTGCGGCATTAAATGATGCAAAAGGATTAGCAAAAGAACCATCGCCGTCAGTGTCACTACCATTATCTTGTGATACATATAAATCACCAGTATTAACTGCGGCATTTACCTGAAACACATTACCTGCAGCAACCCAAGTATATCCGCCACCTGTATTAGCAGGACCGCGAATAAACTCAGCCTTACCTGCGCCTGTATAACAATGATTACCAGTATTAAACTGTCCATTGAATGTATCAGGTGATTGGACTTGTACTGTTGCACCGCTACTTCTAACGGTTTGGATTGCAGTCATTCTCCAGCCAGGAGGAACCGTGCCTCCTAATGGCAATGTTATTACACCATTAGTACTATTAATGATAATTTGCTGATTTCCGCTTACATAACCTGGAAAAAATGACCAAATTCCTGAAGTTGGAGAACTATAGGCATAAGAATATACCTCGCCTCGAATTGGCCATTGATTCAAATATTCATCACCATTAAAAAATCCATTATTAATGGCTAAAGGATTTAATGTGCCACCAACGCTTTGAATGTTTCCATATATGCGTTGATTTGTTGAGCTGATATCGCCGCTCAGTGTGTTTGCACTTATATATGTGAGAGCAATATTATCTGATGCAGGACCTGTATCATTGATAGAGCCTACAATATCGCAACCAGTAGCATCGATATAAGTTGTGCCAGAAGATGAACTTGTTATATCGCCACTTAAAGATTGAGTAATCTTTGCATAGAGATTTGTGCTTCCGGTATTATTAATAATACCAACAACAGTTCTTGCTTCAATATTTATAGTATTTATTGTTCCTGTAAAATTAAATAGGTTCTTAGTTGGTCCCCAATTTAAATAATCACAGATTATTTCGAAAGAAGTTACATTTGTACCGGTAAATAAATTTGCAGAAGCAGACAAGCTACCAATTCTTGCGCCTGGAGCATTAATAATGACATATGCTCCTGCAGGTATCGTATATGCTGATGATGCTAAATATATTCCAGAATCAACTACATTAATAACGTTTGTGAAACCTGTCACACATAAATTTAATGCTGCTTGAATCGTTTGTAATGGCTCATTGATGCTTCTGCCAGAATTTGAATTGTTACCATTTTGGGCCACCCAAAGTGTGTAGGTATATAGATGATTTCCACCCCCCCCACCAGTTGCTCCGATTGTCACGGAAGTAGAATCGCTGGTTATATTAATATTTGGACCCGCAAATAATGTCTTAAACTCTAGATTAGGCACCACAGTTCCAGCGAAAACACCAGTGCCGCCACCAATATTCGTACCGCCTGTAATGTCACCTCCACCGCTTCCAGTCCCGGATACAGTAATTGTATTAGCATCTTGTACCATGTCGATACCAGAGCCTGCAATCAAAGTTCTGAATTGCAAGTCAGCGCCAGATGCAGACGCAAATACTTGATTGCCACCACCTAAGTTAACACCATCAGTAATAGTGCCGCCGGCGGAACTCGTAGCAGCAATTTCAATGCTATCTGATCCAGGGGTTAATATAATATTTGCACCCTGTGTAAGAGATTTAAATTGCATTGTTGGGCCAGAAACGCCAGAATATACTCCATCACCTACCCCGAGATTTTGGCCGCCTGTAATCGTTCCCGTGCCTGATGCTGTAGAGTTGATGGTAATGCTATTTGCATCAGATGAAAGTGTTACATTGGTACCAGCAACTAAAGTTTTAAACTGCATTAAAGAACCAGCTACTTGTGCAAATACACCTTCACCAAATCCAAGATTTTGGCCGCCATCAATTGGACCGCCTGTATTGATATCACCCGCCACAGGAAGTAATGTGATGATCCCATTTGCATCAAATTGCGGGATAGCCATTTCTTGAAACAAATCCGAATTAAACAAAACAAACAGAAAGTCTCCTTTCTGAACTTTTGTTTCTAAATTGTTTTGAAGTTCATTTATAAATCCTGGACCAAACACGATGGCCTGATCTTCTGTTGTTTCCAAAAATAATATACGTGGATTAACACCAACCACGCCTGACTGAAGTACTGATAATGATGTAGCCATGTTGATGTCTCCAATTAAATTAAATTATGGTCCAACGGATGCGAGGTCGCCAGAAACTATCCAGATAGTGTCTGTATATTTCCATGCATAAACAACAGCCCCTGCGCCATTAGTGCCGGCAGGCAATGGTTGATTAGAAATGATAGTAACTCCGGTCCCTGCAATGAAGCTTATCGCGCCAATACCAAGCTGAACGAAAGTAATTTGTGTTCCTATTGGAATAGCCACATCGCTTGTTTGCGGAAGAGTGTAATCACCAGTTACAGGATTGTTATAAACAATCCTGGTATTGCTATCTGAAGCAGCGACTGTTCTTCCTGCGGTTTCTGTAGATGGATCGATTTGATAAGTTACATGATTTATGAAAGTTTGATTTCCATAAATATTATTATTGCTAACACCAGGTCCTGTAATTGATTGAATGTTACCAGCAATTGTTGCACCCAGATCAAATGTTAAAGTAAAGAATATGGCATTAATAATATTTGGTGCAAATTGTCCTGTTGATGTTACATGCACATTTGAGGCAACTTGAGCTACATTTCCATCAATAAATCCACCCTCTATATGCATGTCACCTTGTACAATTTTTGCATATAAGAATAAATTAGATTGTGCGCCTAATAAATTCACGCATAACCCTGCGCCAAAATTAGCTAATTGTGCGCAAGTAATATTTGTAACAGTATTAATGCCAGTGTCATTAATAGTAACAGTCGGATTCAAATTTGATGCAGTAATTGATGCGGATGGAGCATAAATTTGCACACCATAAGAAATGATCAGATTTTCTTGATAATTACCATCATCCAAGACAAAAACGACACCTGTAACTGATGGGCTAAGATTTAATGCATTAATAGCAGCTTGAATAGTTAATTTTGGAAGGCCAATTGATGTGCCGGCATTAAGGTCAGAACCGCCTTTTGCAACAAACTGCACATGTTGAAATATAAAGCTGTTTGAGTTAGGGCTATAGACATTCATTGTGTATACACCGTTGTCGACGGTTACAATAAACATCCCAAAATTTGCACCATCATTATATTGTGCAAATATAATGTCATTTGGCTGAAATTCTAATCCAGCAGATGATACAGAATTGAGATACCCAGGAGCTATTAGCGTCGCATAATCTTCTGAGCTAGTCAGAAACCATTGGCCAGGGCGAACGCCAGTGGCTGAAAATGGATTCTGAGTTATGATGTTAGTAGCCATTTAATAATCTCCTAAGTAAAAAATCATCGAATACGTCTTGCAGATATAACGCCAGTAAATGAACCTGCTCCAGTATTAAAATTTGCTTTTGCAGAAAGATACACAACAGTAGGAACATTCCGATTTACGCGCAAAAACGGAGCAGGCAAACCATATGGAGCTTGGGCAAAATCATTGTTATTTGCAAATGATTTTAAATATGGCACAGGTTCTGTTGAAGACGTTAAACTTGTCCAAACATATAATTGTCCCATAACACCAGCTGTGTTTGCGAAAGCTACTTGACCATATATATCCCAGTCACCTGCCCCAACAGTTATAGAGCCAACATTAACAACGCTGTTATTTGTTGTGCTCACAGGTGATGAAATAACGTTTGTTATAAATTCACCAACATATCCTGTTGCGGCATTGTCTGCAATCGTCGTCCCAACAATTCCATGGGTAGTATCGCTAAATGCAATACTATCTCCTATAAATTGACCAGGTATTTGAAAGCTTCCATTAATACCGGGCAATACGCCGCCTGTGACGCCATTTAGAATACCGGTTCCATCATTTGTGATGCCGGTATAATTTTGAGCGCTTAAATATGCAACCGCGTTGGTTGTTAACGAAAATGTGTTGATTGTAGATACATCAATATATGTTGTACCGCCGGAACATGTTAATCCCAGAATATTTCTGGAATATATGTATAAGGTATTTAAAGACAAAAGACCCGCATTTGTACTATTTATTACATAAGAAGAATCTATATATGTACTTCCGTAATTTGTAAGATTATTTACGGATGAACTTATAATAGTCGTTATATCGGCCGCAATTATTGTAAATGACCCCGCAAAGACTGTACCAGGCGCAAAAATAGTTATTGATTGTCCCGCTCCAGTAGTAGAAATAGTTTCAGTGTTAGTAACATCGGAATCTACAACATAAATAGTCGTAGGAGTAACTCCCGAAGCTGTTATGGCATGTTGGACGGTAAGGAATGGGGTATCAATAGATGTTCCTAAATTTGTATCACTTCCACTGAATTGTGATACCCAAAAAGCATTTGTATAGGGGAAAGTAATTCCAGCGCCCGAGGCAGATATCGTTGTTAAATTACCAACAGTATTAAAGCTAATATTTGCGCCAGCCGTATATGTATTAAATGTCAAATCAGTGCCAGATACGCCTGCAAATGTTGCAGTCCCACCGCCTAAATTAGTAGCGTTATTGATTGTGCCGGTAGCTGCATTTTGGAATGAAGTAACACCGAGTCCGGTCGTGGTTAAAACCTGCCCGGCTGTTCCGTCTGAAGTTGGCAAACTATAAGAAGAATTAAGTAAAAGGCTATCCGCAGAAGCAGCTCCGAGAGATGGAGTAACAAAAATTGGGGAATTTGAACCTGCAAAAGCACCCGTTCCAGTTTGTCCAACTAACGTGGTATCGACTGCATTCTTAGTTGGCATTCATAACTCCTAAACTAAAGTAAATGGCCCGGTAGATGAGGTCACCTGAAATACAGTATTAGCTATAATGCAGGTTAATACAAGTCCATAAGCGGTATTTACCGGCGTAAGTGATCCTGTTAAACCGCTAGTTGTTGAAGAACTTCCCATTACTATATGTTGACCCGCGTTTTGAGCTATTGTATAGCCTCCTGCGCTAAATCCAACTATTTGGATTACGGTACCTGCGGCACAGTTTACAGGAAGCGTGTATGTCACTAAAGAGGCGCCAGCATTGGTTGTATAGCCGGTGTTTGGCAATAAAGAAGCTGTTGTAGTTGTTTGATCAATCCAAGGAAATTGAATTGGATTTGTTTGACGTTCAAACGTAATCGGATCAGTTCCTACCGTTACAACTGTTGGGGAGCTCATAAACCAAAAGCTTAAAGCATATGTAGTCCCAGAAAGCACACCCACAAAGTCACCTTGAACGATTTTACCCAATGCACTTCCATCAAAATCAGGTACCCGTGATAAAACCCATGGAATGCTTACACTTCCAGGATTTACAACTTCATATACGCCATTTTCAACTGAACTTGCTTGAAATGGAATTAAAACTCTCATGCCAACAGTTGTAGTTACTCCATCAAGTACCAATGCTGCCAAAGCTCCAGCATTGGTTAATGTCGCGCCGACACCAGGTGCCATGCCGCTAGGATTATTTACATAAACAGCATTCAAATTAGCTGTTGACGATGCTATAGCCGTTTTAATATTGCTTGCACTTATTACAGCTACCATATATGACTGAAGATCGCCAATCGTATACTTTTTGGTGCTTCCAGACGGACTTTGAGTCAAATCTGTAGTATCCACAGCTGGATATACGTCAGTTATCTTAACAGTATTCCCATTAAGAAGCTGAGTTATTGGCTTAGAATTATATTGGCTCATTTAGCACCTAACTTGGTAGTACGTAATAAGTAATTGAAACGTTAACGCCTGTTTGGCTTGTTAGAAACTGCAAAACTTGCCCAGGAACAACTACTTTGCATCCTGGATTAAGTTCAGCCAATGTTGCAGCAACTGTTCCTGAAGGCAACGTTAAAGTTGGGGATGCGGCAGGGAGAACCCAAACAAGTGGATCTTCAGCAGCAACCGCAGCTTTAATATTGGCCATCAATCTAGAATAGTTGCCGGCTGGAACTGTTACAGTTGTAACTGAGTTGGCAGTTAACGTAAAATATTGTGCTGTATTCGTAAATACCAGACATTGAAATTCGCCGGTAGTAGGATATCCATTGATGTCCCTTATAATTGATAACGGTTGAGCCATGATGTTCTCCTAGTAACGAATAAATGGATAAATGTAAGTATTGACAGGCCTTGTTTCAGTTCCGCCAGAAGAACCTGTTACAGGACCTAAATAAGTAGTAGTACTTGTTATTGGGCTTCCAATATCGGCACCAGGAAAAGCATTAGTATTTTGCTGGTGATTATGATTTATAAATTGGCTGTATTCAAAAGTACCAGGTCTTGCACCATAAACACCCGAAACATTGGATATGCGATTGGCTGAATCAAAATCGAGATTACCATCCGGATCAGCGCATCGGAAGAACATTCCTTTAAAATCTGGAGCCTGAAATTGATATGAGTTAATTGCTTGACATGTCAAATTTCTGACAGTATTTGCATCAGCTCCTAACGGCAACAACACCTTGATAGGGGTTCCTGATGCCGCTGGCGGAGAGCTTGTATCTAAATATGAATACCAAACGTAATAACTTAACAAACTTGCAGGATTTGAATTAAATGTAAAATATGTTCCTTCTAAGCTGCCCGAGCCAGGAATAATTACTATAATATTTGTTGATTGGAATGCATTTAGAGCTTCTCTGACGCAATCAGCCACATCTTGGGCAGAATATGTAGCGCTGACTTTTACTTCTATTGGCAATCCGGCTACGGCAGGGGCTGTGTTTGTTCCATCAACATTGAACCACATAAAGTATTGTTGGGAACTACCTTCATTGTAAAATTGAAAATATCTTCCGGCTCCTGCTATTACTAGTGCAGCACCAGACACAGTTGTGAAAGACCAAGCGCTTTTTTGAAATGCAAGCAACCCAGCATAGTTAACTATCGTGAATTGTCCTATTTCACTTTGATTTGTAAAAACAAACCCACTATTACCTGCAGATGGATTTAATAGAGTTCCATGCTCTGAGATTGTTGTGAACAGAACTTGGTTTGGACCAAAATTTGATGCAAACAATCCAAAGTTTGCGCTACCCGTCGTACTGCCGTTATATGTATAAATAGGACTAAAAGTGAATCCAGTGGCCCCCAATCCTGCGCCATCTGCTGCTTGCGGAGAGCCTGCACCAGCTGTATTCCAGCTGATTCTAAATGTGGTATTAGCAGCTCCTGAGAATAAATATACAGCGCTGACATAATTAGGGCCAGTACCATATAAAGGCAAGCCATTATTATAAGGGGTATTAATCAAATAATTAAATAATCTTTTATATGGAATTCCGTTGGCTGAAAATCCTGTAGTCAAATATGTGCTTCCGTCACATGGCATTAAATTATTGTCTGGAATAGGCGTGGTGGAATTGGGGCTCGATATTGGCAATGCAGACATGCCAATTTGACCAATCTGGGATAAATCCCAAGTCATCCCTTGCCTAGTAAGAATTGGCGAGAGATATAAATCCATTCCCGATGGATCGACAGTATCAGCCCATCCCATGACAGAGCGGGTCATCATATCCGCATTTGTTTCTAATGGATATCCTGTTAATACGACATCCCCAGCAACTAATATAAAATCTGTCATTTGAACAGAATATGTAAGATTGTTAGGGAATATAATATCTATCGCAACATAATCATTATTGTTTACTTTATCAATAAATGTCCCGTCATTGCTTCCAAATTGAATTTGAAATTGATATGCAATACTCACATCAGATCCGGATTGAATTGTTGTGACTGCAATAGGAATGTCTTCCGTAGGACTTCCATTTGTTCCAAAAAATTTGTGAACATTAATGGTTACAGAAATTGGAGAAACCGCACTCGCGGCAAATCCAAAAGTATACACGGGATTATTGAATGAAAATTTATTAACATCAAACCATTTAATTCTTAATCTTTTTACCAAATCAAGCGGGTTGACTCGGGCGCAATCAAGCTCTAGTACATATCTGGGGGATTGAGGGATCCCAGCTGGAAACGCAGCCTCAACAAATTTGGCAGTATTTAATGATTCAAGTCCAGCAGGCGTAGGGTTGTCTAACTCAAATGACCAGCCACCTTGTGCTAGCACATTTGTTCCTGCAGAAAGCAGATATGGAGGAGTTGTAGTATTTGGTAAATCGGTATGATTTAAGAATTGACCATTAGGAATATAGTTAAATAGGGTGTCTGCTGTTGGCGTTGATTGGCCGCTGCTGGGATTTGGCCATGCAGAACGAGTAAACTGAGGGACGCCTCCAGAGCTTTGGACGACTATATAATATAAATCTGTATTGCCGTCAGCATCAAAAGGATAATAATATGGAATAACGTCATTTCCATTGTCATCTTGTATTGTCCCCACTGCGCTAAGGATTATAGGGTTTGGCAATGGAGCATAAGTATAATTAGCTGAATTTCCTTGAAGCTCAAACACAGGCTTGGGAATATCTCTATTACCGCTATCATGATAAAAAAATACTTTTCCACCCGCAAGGGGAAGACCAGAATCTTTGTCTACAAAATATTCTTGTAGTGATGGGGCTGTTACAAAGTGTGGGTCTAATGCCATTATTTAATTTCCTCATATTCGGGATTCAAACCAATTCCCATCCCAACCGATCGAACTTTCGGATATTGCTTTCCGGCTTTTCCAAGCAATCTTGCAATTTCCTCATGAACTAAAAAACTCATATCAGGTTTTAAAAAGCTTGCAGCTTTAGGAAGACCTGCTGCTATTGCACCCATAGGCCCAAAAGCGGCTGTTCCAGCCAATCCTCCTGCCAAACCTTGGTAAATGTCACTTCTACCTAACTGTTGCTTTACTTCAGGAGCAAGTTGCGCAAGATAATGCTGTGGTAATATTTTTGGAAATTCACCTTCAATTCCTATTTGCAATTCTTTATTTAGTTTGCTTGGAGTAATGCCATGAGTTTTACCCTTAATTAATTTGCTAGTTATTTTATTATTTTCAAATACCCCAGGACCAGCGGCGTATTCATTTAGGAATGTATTATATTTTTCTTTTGCACCTGGCTCTAAATGTTCATAAGTGTCACCTAGATGTCTTTTGATTGAGCTTCTTATTTCTTCCAAAGCATCAATTCTATCCATATTTGCACCTATTGATGGATCTAATTTTCTAGCTTCTTCTCCAAGTCTGCTTTGTAATTTTTGTCCCATTTTCAAAGTAGGAGTTTTATTGAATTCGTTTTTAAGCGTTTTTGCATGTTTGGACAAATAATCTTTATTACCTTCGAAAATATTATTTATATCTTCTTTAATTTTCCCTGAAAATTTAGTTGCCCCAAACCTTTCTTCTAATGGTTTTAAATAAGATAAGGCAGCGTTTTTTTCTTTGGAAAATTCTTTTTGAATGGCTTGTGTCCAATCTTTTAATGATTCAGCGCGAGTAAATTTATTTGCAACTTGACTAACGCCTTTTCCTAAAGTTCTTGCGATTGGTGGCAAAGCTTCACCAATAGCAGCATATTCTAATCCTTCTATAACGCCCTCTCTCGTATCCTGTGGATTTAAAAGTCCACCCGCAATTCCGCCTGTAAGGATTCTTGCTGGCATCGTAGCTTGATGAGGGCCCGGAATTAACCATGGGGCAATGCTTCCAGTACCTTTTCCAACTTCATAAGCAGTACCTTTTCCTGTAATAAGAGGATTATATTCTTCGCCTGTTAATGAGGAATATGCTGCTTTTGGCATGTTATGCAAAACATCGCCAAAGCCTCTTACCCCTTGCATTAAAGGATTTTGAGCTATTTTTTCCATTGTAGAATATTCTTTTTTAGCGCGGATTTTATCTCCATGCTTGGCATTTAGTTTTTGGAATTCTTTTTCCTTTTCTTCATTCCAGGCCATTATTCTATGCCCTCCGCCATTCTTTCTGACATCAATCTTTCAAGTTTCATAACTTCTAAATCATTGTTTAATGAATTTTTTGTGTTGTATTTTGCCCAATCTTTTTTAATTTGGGATGTATCCATACCACGTTTCCATCCTTCTTCAAAAAAACCAACTCGTTGCTCTACTCGATTTTGCAAAGCAGTCATATAGTCTGCAACATTCATAAATGCTTCTTTATTCATTTTTCTTGTCGGTAACATAGCTTCTAAAAGTTTTAAATCGCCTTCTGATACCGCTCCTGTTCCTCGCAATGTTTCTATTAATTGTTTTTGCAGATTTCTAGTTGCATTGTCTACAATCTGTGCGTTTTCAGATAAGTATTTTGGATTAACATCTCCAAATACCCCTTTTTCATATAATGCTAATTTATCGTATGCATCAACAGCTCTTTTAATATTTGTTCTTGCTTGAGATACTGCCTCAGCATCCTTAAAAAGATTTTCAGTAGTTTCCGCAAACATTTTTTCCTCTTGCACAGCTTTTTGTTCTAATTTTTTTGAGTAAGCGGCCTTTTCTGGCTCAGTCATATACATCTGATCTAAGGCAGATTTTAAATATCTATCTTGTGCAAATTCATTTGTAGCTGGCAGAGAAGATAAGTAACTAAAATATTCTGGTTGATTAACATCCGGCTGCATTTGCTCAGGTTGTCTTTGTTGTTCTTGCATCCCCATTTGTCTTTGACGTTGGATAGCAGCAATATTTTTTTGCTCTGGGGTATATGCACCAACCGAACGAAAATAATCATCCCATTCTTTTTGAGCTTTTGCTTGTTCAAGCGCAATTGAGATTTGCTCCATTTCCAAGGGATTTCTAGCTTGTTTTAATTTTGTTTCTAAAGCAGCTGTGATTGCATTTTGCTGAGCAGATTGAGCCATTGCTTCTTTGTATGCAATATCATTTCTTGCTTGTTCAGGTGCTAAAGCTGCAAGCTCCCCATAATAAGGTGCTTCGGCTTGTTTCTGTTGAACCCCAAAACCTTGAAGTTGATTTTGCAATTGTTGTGCCAATAATTCTTCTTCAGCTATTTGCCCTGCAAAAGGAACCCTAGCGCCTTGTAATTGATTTTGAATTTGCTGTGCGCGACCCTGTCCCAATCCTCTATGCGTTCCCAAGGCGGCTTCTAATGCTGTTTGCATTGGGTTATAAGGGTTAAATTGTAGCAAAGGTATTGGTCCAGCCATTATTTATTCATCCATCCATAAATACCAGCACCTAAGCCTGCGCCTAAAAGGCTGCCAAGCATTTGATTTTGGCTTTGCATGTTTCCATAAGCCAGATTGGCTTGGTTGCCATAAATATTTCCGAGTCCAGAAGCCATTTGATTTGCGGCATCAAAACCTGTTCCGAATAGACCTTGCGTTCCTGCCAGGCCTTGGCCGTATAAACCTTGGTTCATTCCCAGGTAATTCCAATAGTCTTGATTAGCTAAACCTTGAGCTGCGCCCATAGCTTGTTGTTGATGGGCTGGGGTACCTAACATGCCGCCAGCAGAAGCTGCTTGATTAGCTGCGTTCATAGCTTGATCTAATTGAAATTGATATCCAGGTGATTGCTCAAAGCCTTGACCAAGTAATGCCTGGATAGCACCAGGATTTTGCAAAAGCATAGAATATTGGTTTTGTAGCGTTGGCAAAGCTTCTAAACCTGCTTCTTTATATGGGCCATATTGTTCTTGTAGCATAGGCTCCATTTGAGATAGATATCCTTGGACATCCTCCATACTGTTGTCTGAGCCGCCCCAGCTAAAAGGGTTGTACCATGCCATATTATCGCTCCTAAACCGGTGTCAATGTAAACTTATACAAGACGCCATTAATAAAGATGTTTGCAGAATCAGCATTATTCAAAGTAATGTTATAAAACATGTTTGAATTTGATTTTGCAGCCTGTTCTGGTCCCATAGCAGCAATCGCCTGTAACTGAGTAATTTGACTTTGTGTCAGCTGAGGCAATTTATAACCCTCATTTGACAAGTTTAATTGTAGCTCATTTAAGAGCTGCGTCATAATATTTTCCCAGTCAGGGGTTAAATAACCATTCTTATCTACTACCGGCGTTGTTAGGTATCCTGGGATATCCATTAAGCGCCTCCTGTTTCAATCGGTCTGGCCTGGAATACGCCATCAGATACTACAATCCGAGACTTGCTCCAGAATCTAAACTGTACGACTAAATCGTTAACAGCTCCCAGCCTCCAAAATATCATTCTATTCTTACGATCACCCAATAGATTCATAGGGCGCGATATATAGCTTCCAAATGTCTGACCGCCATCTTTAGAAATGCTCATATCAACTCGAGGGGCATAATCTTCTAAAACTTGTTCCGTTTGCAGGAATGTGCCTACATAACCTGTTGGTGTTTCCTCTGATATAACAAAACCGTCTTCGGTTGTTAAATAAAATAAATCGCTTTGCTGATAAAAAGGATCCATCCCCTGCTCAATTGTGAAGGTTAGACTTCCAGCTACAAATCGGCTTGTATCCAACTGTCTAAAGTTATTGCAAATGCGCACACGAGGAATTTGATAGGCACCAAATATATTTTCACTTGGATTAATGATTGGCTCAATCGTGTAATCATATTGAGTAAAATGTGAGTTCATTTCATATATAGACCCATCGCTTCTTAAATCTGTGAAGTAATAAGTATCATTATAAAAAGCTACAGCATTCGCAATGTGATAGTTCATATTCTCATCAGTTAGATAAAAGAACTTCTTAGTATTAAAATCGTAAAGCAATGTGTAATTATCTTCTGGTGAGTAGAATGTCAGTTGGTAAAATACATGCCCGTCAATTTTATAAAAGAACCCATATGATTGCTCAGGATTGATTAAATCGGCAAGCTTAAAGTCGATACCATCCGTTGACAAATGCTCAAATGAACCGCCTCTGGAAATCATAATAATTGGACCTGATTTTTCGTTAGAGCCGAGCCAAGCCACATATTCATCCATGGCACCAATTGTGGATGCGCTCAAGCAGCCATAATCGATTGAAACGCCATTGTTGCGCTGATATGGAAACAGTTGAGCGCCATAATTATTCCATAGCTCTGTCACGGTTGATCCAAAAACATAGATTAGATTGCCCTTTCCAGGAGCTCTTAAAACGGCTTTAGCGTTGGTTGGCTTCGTTTGTATGGCACCATTAACAGGCAATCCGCCAGCGCCCCAAAACCAATTTAATCCGTCATTAGGAGCGGATAAATACCAATTGGCTGAGGTAGTATCTGGAACAATGAAATAACCATCATGGTAAGTGACATAACCAGGAATAATAAGATTCCCAGTTTGTGTATTTGTCGGCAAAGTCGCAGGAGTAACATCGCCAATACCCCAATTGTAAATCCATAAAGCTTGGCCATCGCATATGGCTATTTGATATGCAATATTTTCGTCGATTGATACATCGCCTGAAACAGTGTTAAGCCGGAAAAGCTCGCTGTAGTTTAGAAAACCTATTGCACCTTCTACCCTATAAACCACGTTAGCAAGAATAACAATCATGAATCCGCCACGCGCACTGGCATAGATCCCACGTCCTGGCAGTCCTGGCGCTATTTCTAATGCTTTTTTATATCCAGGCGTAGGCACCAGCCATTCATCAGATACCATCATATTAAATGTTTGTTCGGCGCTTATTTTGGCAAATCTTCCGAACGTGTTTGACCCCACTATCTTGAGTGATGCATCTGATTTTGGCATATCGGACGTAGGGTACATTCACATTCCTATGTTAGCTAACGGGACGGAACCCGCGGGCTATGTTGGCATCCACATACATAAAGCCTTGCTGCGTATTGAAGTACTCAAGCTTGCGCATTGTTAAGTCCATTGGGCTCACATCACGCATATGGTTCTCAAACGCCATTAATTGTTTGACCATCGATGGAGGCGGTATAACTTGGTAATATTCACAAAGATATTGTGCAAGACCATACGTTAAATATTCAATATAGAAATTGTCATATATAAGTGACAGATCTTGATTTAAAACTGTGCTAAATAATTGGTATTTACCAACCAGCTGATAAGCGTAATTTTCTAAAGGCAGATAATAAACATATAAATTTGCGCCGCCGAATACACGTTCTAAATGCCACTGGTATGGCAATGTTGTTATTTTTTCAACACGACCTGTCGCAAAGTAATCTTC